GAAATATTGGTTGGTACACACAACCTTACAGCATCAAGTGGTGACACTTTTAAAATAGCTCTATTTACAAGCTCTGCATCTTTAGGTGCAAGTACAACTGCTTATTCAACATCAAATGAAATTTCAAACACATCTGGATCTGCATATTCTGCAGGTGGAGCAACTCTTACAAGCGTAACTCCAACTTTAGATTCATCAACTGCAGTTTGTGATTTTGCAGATGTAAGTTTTACTTCAGCGTCTTTTACAGCAAATGGTGCTTTAATTTATAACGATTCACAATCTGATAAAGCTATAGCAGTAATTGCTTTCGGTGGTGATAAAACAGTTTCTTCTGGAACATTCACAATTCAATTTCCAACAGCAGACGCAAGCAACGCAATCATTCGTATAGCGTAAGGAGGAATTCCTTATGGCATCTACCTGGGGTACAAATACTTGGGGCGCTAACGCATGGCAAGACGATGAAATAGTAGTTTCATTAACAGGTATATCCGCTACCACATCTTTAGGTAATTCAGAAGAATTTAACGAAACAGGTTGGGGAAGACTAGCTTGGAATGATGCTGATTGGGGTGAGGGTGCTGATGAAACAGTATCTATTACAGGTTTAGAAGCAACCGCTTCACCAGGATCTATTACTACAGGAGTTGCTTATTTATTAGAGATGATTGGAACCAATCACTCTTTGACTTCTAGTGTTGGCAGTGTTGATATTGATGCAGAAATAGGTGTTCCTTTAACAGGTGTGCAATCAACTTTTGCAACTCCAACCATGTCTTATGTTGGAACTTTGGTTGGTTGGGGTAGAGATGGTTGGAATGATAATTCTTGGGGAGAATCTCCTGATCAAGTTATTCCGTTAGTAGGTCAAGAGTTAACATCGAGTGTAAATGCAATCGTAGGAGATTTTGCATATGAATTATCTGGTCAAGAAGCTACAACAAGTGTTGGTAGTGTTAGTTTTGTAATAAGTCCTACAGTCGCTGTTTCTGGACAGTCTTCTACTTCTTCTTTAGGAACATTAGGACTTGCTTTTGGTACAAGCACTGAACCAGTCACAGGAGTAGCAGCAACATCAGGCTTAGGAACATTGGGATTAGAGTTTGGTCCAAGTGCTATTACTGGTGTATCTGCAACTTCTTCTGTTGGAGATTTAGAAATTGGTTCTGTTGAATTAGTAAATTTAACTGGTGTATCTGCAACTTCTTCTGTAGGGTCAATATTACCTGCTGATGTGGTTGGCTTAACAGGTGTTTCCTCTACTTTTTCTGTGGGATCATTTACTATTGTTGATGTAACTCAGGGATTACCCACTGATGCTTTAACGTCTAGCTTAGGAATATTAGGAATACAAGCTTACGCAAATATTGACACTGGTTCAAATGCAAGTTATAGTGGTGTTTCAACAGGATCGAATGATACATATTCGGATGTTGCAACTGGATCAAATACAAGTTATAGTGACGCTGCATAGGAGATAAAAATTTATGGCATCAACATACACACCTTTAGGAGTAGAACTTCAGGCAACTGGTGAAAACGCTGGTACGTGGGGAACTAAAACTAATACAAATTTACAAATCATAGAACAAATTTCTGGTGGATTTACACAACAAGCATTAACAAGTGGTGGAACAGAATGATAGAGTTTACTGGAACTTTATCTGGTAATGCAGTTGTTACAATTCCTTTAGATGTACAAAATTTTTATTTTTTAAGAAACTCTAGCTCTGGTGCTTATACAGTTCAGTTTAAATATGCTTCTGGATCTGGAGACAGTTTTACTTTTGGTGCAACAGATAAAGGAGATCAATTAGTTTTTGCAACAGCTAATGATGGAACAAATCCAGACATAGTTACTTTAAGTTTTGGTGATGTAACTTTAACAGGCACTGAAACGTTAACAAACAAAACTTTAACTTCACCTAAAATAGGAACATCAATTTTAGATACAAACGGAAATGAACTTTCAAAAGTTACAGCTACAAGTTCTGCGGTAAATGAATTTACAATTGCAAATGCAGCAACTGGGGGAAACCCAACATTGTCTGCAACAGGTGATGACACAAATGTTAGTATAGCTATTAAACCAAAAGGATCGGGAGAAACAATTGTTGGAACAGGTGCAGCAGATGCAACTATAAGTTCAAGTGGTGCCCACAACCTTATATTAGATACTAATTCAGGAACAAATTCTGGCACAATTACAATAACAGATGGTGCAGGCGGTAATATTACTATTACACCAAATGGATCGGGAAATATTGTCCTTGACGGACTTACGTTTCCAAACGCTGATGGATCAGCAGACACATTCTTAAAAACAAACGGATCAGGGACATTAAGCTTTGCAACAGCTGGAATTACTACAGGAAAAGCTATTGCAATGGCAATTGTTTTCGGTTAAAAGGAGTAACTTATGGCAAACCCAAATATAGTAAATGTATCGTCGATAGTCGGTGGTAACGCTGGTTTTAATTTATCAGCTACTGCTACGGCTACTTTAATAACAGTTGATTCAGATAAAATCTGTAAGATTAACAGAATCACGGTTGCAAACGTTGATGGAACTAACGCAGCAACTGTAGATGTTTTTGTTGACGGCTTAACAACGGCAGGTGCTGATGGTGTATCACTCACTGGTGCAGATGCAACTGTCTACTTAGCAAAAACAGTTTCTGTCCCTGCAGATGCATCACTAGTTCTATTAGATACACCTATCTACCTTATGGAAGGTGATATTTTAAAAGGTGGAGCAAGCGCTGCATCTGATTTAGATTTATTTGTATCATACGAAGTCTTAGACGACGCATAGGAGTACCACTAGATGGCTCACTTTGCTGAACTAGATTCTGACAACAAAGTTTTACAAGTCTTAGTATTTTCAAACGAAGACGTAGATTCTCACGGTGGTGAACTATCTACTGAAGTAGAACAATGGATACAAGATACTACACCTCACACAACAGGTGGTGTTAGTTGGAAACAAACTTCTTATAACAATAATTTTAGAAAACAATACGCAGGCCCAGGAATGGTTTATAATACTGATCTGGATATGTTTGTTGGAACTGAGCCTAATGGACCAGGTTGGACATTAGACTCTAGTGGTGATTGGCAACCAGGATCTACTTATCCAACTGAACTTGAATATGAAGTAGACCCATCTACCATAATGCCAATACAAATATATTGGGATGAAGATTCTTCTACTTGGAAGGGTGTAAAGAAAAAATTAAATGACACTGTTTTAACATGGAACAGTGAAACTAACACGTGGGAATAATATGGCTAAAGGCGGATTAATAGGACCAGATGCAACAATAACTAGATTAAGTAGTAGTCAAACAAAGGTTACTAGTACGACTCCAGATTTTGCGGTTCCAGATAGTTATCTAACAGCAACTGTTGTAGTTGTTGCTGGAGGTGGAGGAGCTGGAATGGGTCACGCTGGAGGCGGCGGAGGTGGTGGAGCTCGTATATCAGAAAATTTTGATGTTACACCTTATCATGGAACAACCCCTATCACTATTGGTGGTGGAGGAGACGGTGCCCCTACACCAGGTGGACCACCTAACGGAGTTACTTTTACTGGAGAAAAAGGATCTAACTCAGTCGCATTTGGAATCACTTCAACAGGTGGAGGAAAAGGTGGTTACGGAACAGCTGGTAATGGTGGCTCTGGAGGAGGCTCTGGAGGTACTGGAAATGAAGGTGGATTTAGTCCACCTGAAGGAGCTAACGGAGGCCCTGATACTAAAACTTGGGGAGAAGGTGGCGGCGGTGGCGGTGGCCCTGCCGGTCAACAAGGAACTTCTGCAAGTGGAACAGATAGCCCTGGTGGTGGAGCAAACAGTCAAGCAGGTCCAGGTGGTGCTGGAACTAATTTTGGACCTTATTTTCCATCATTAAGTTTTGGACCTAGTAATAATGGATATTTAGCCGGTGGAGGCGGTGGATCTTGGCATCTAAACACTTCTGCTCCTGAACAAGGACAAGGTGGAAACGGTGGCGGAGGTCAAGCTCGTGTTCCAGGTTCAAATGGACAAAACGGTGATGATGCTACTGGTGGCGGAGCAGGATCTGCTTCAGGATCTGGAGGTCCTCCCGGTGGAATAGGTGGAAACGGCGGCGGTGGAATCGTTCTTGTAAAATTAAATCCTGTGTTTAGTGCATCGGGAATTTGGAAACTACAAACTGTTTTTGAAGAAGTTAAAGCATCAAATTGGGGAACACCTACTTAATATTTTTTGATGAAAGATATAATTATTGTTGGTGGCGGCTCTGCTGGTTGGATGACAGCTGCTACTCTTATAAAATTTTTTCCTAACAAAAACATTACATTAATTGAATCACCTAATATTTCTACTGTTGGTGTAGGAGAAAGCACTATTGGTGGAATAAAAGATTGGGTTCAATTACTAGAAATAGACGAAGATGATTTTGTAAAAGAAACAGATGCTAGTTACAAACTAAGTATAAAGTTTACAGACTTTTATAAAAAAGGTGAAAGCTTTCATTATCCTTTTGGTGAGCCAGATACAATAGGTAATGTAAATGACATAAATGATTGGTGGTTTAAAAAATTTATAACACCTAATTTACTTCATGAAGATTATGCAGAGTGTTATTATCCACAAATGCAACTTATTAAAACAAATAAATTTAGCAAAAAATATGAATACGCATATCATTTTGATGCAACTAAATTTGGTTTATGGTTAAAAAATAATTATTGCATACCTAGAGGAGTTAAACACATACAAGAAGATATTAAAAGCATAGAACAAAACGAAGATGGTATAACATCTTTAAATAACAAGTATAAAGCAGATCTATATATAGATTGCACAGGCTTTAAATCTATGTTGTTAGAACAAACTTTATTAGAACCGTTTGAGTCTTTTGAGGATATGTTACCAAACAATTCAGCGTGGGCAACTAAAATAGACTATGTAGATAAAGAAAAAGAATTAGTGCCATATACAAATTGCACGGCATATAACAATGGTTGGATCTGGAATATACCACTTAGAAATAGAATAGGTACAGGGTATGTATACTCAGACAAGTTTGTATCTGACGAAGAAGCTTTGAAAGAGTTTAAACAATATCTTAATAAACAAGACCTTGAATACAAGAAAATAAAAATGAGGGTTGGTATACACAAAAGACTTTGGGTTAAAAATGTTTGTGCCATAGGATTAGCTGCAGGATTTATAGAACCTTTAGAAAGCAATGGTTTATTTAGTGTTCATGAATTTTTAATATTGTTATTAAGAAATATGCAAAGAGATGAAGTATCACAATGGGATAAAGATAATTTTACATATCAATGTAAAACATTGTTTACTAATTTTGCAGAATTTGTTGCTCTTCACTATGCATTATCTCATAGAAAAGACACAGAATATTGGAAGAATAATTTTAATAAAACATGGTCTGATAATTTAATAAATTTAAAACCTGCATTACAAGATGGATTTTTAGCTAATGCCATTAGAAGAAACAAAGAATATAAATATGATATTAGAGGTGGGTATCATTGTATAGCAGCAGGAATGCATTATGGGCCTACAGATGTGGTTTCTATTTTAAAAAACAATAAAGTTAAAGATATTAACTATTGGAAATCTGAATGGAAAAACGTAGTATCTAATTTAGATAATAAGAAAAATACTTGGAAAAAAGAAGCACTAAACAACAAAAAATTGCTAGATTTTTTGTAGATTTTTAATATATATAAGATATGGCTCATTTTGCAAAATTAGATGAAAACAACATTGTAATAGATGTTAACGTTATAGACAATCAAGAGGTTGAACTTAACGGTGGAAATTGGTCTACACAAGCTGAACAACATGTATCGGATACTTACGGTGGGGGTACATGGAAACAAACTTCCTACAACACCTTTGCAGGCGAATATTATGATAATGCCACTGGTGCTTTAGGTGACCAATCAAAAGCTTTTAGAAAAAACTACGCTGGAATAGGGTATATTTATCACGAGGATATAAACGCATTTAGTCCACCAAAACCTTATGAGTCATGGACTTTAAATTCAACGACAGCAAGATGGCAACCACCTGTCGCATTTCCAACTATAACTACTACTGGTACAACTTTAACAGGACCTTTAGGTGTTTCTTGGGAACAGAAATATGAATATAGATGGGACGAAGAAAATTCTAGATGGTTAGCTGATGTTAAAGATGAATATGAACAACTAGTAAGCAGTCATGTTTGGAATGCAACAAGCTTACAATGGGAGATAGCATAATGCCTAGTAATAAATCAGGATCTTTAAACGGAGGAGTTATTGGTGTTGCCAATGACCCCATAACAGAATTAGTTACAACTTTTACATCTAACGGAACATTCACATCAAGATCATCCACATCAGTCGCTGGAGTATTTTTAGTTGGCGGTGGCGGTGGTGGTGGAAACTCAAATGATAATAAAGGCGGCGGCGGTGGATCAGGAGGTGCTGTTTTAGTACCTGCACCTAATTTTGCCGTTGGTGCTTCAACACCTGTTGCTGTTACAGTAGGTGGCGGAGGAAGTGCTTCTGCGGCTGGAGCCGATACAAGTATTGCACCAAGTACACCATTATTTTTAAGAGCTAGAGGTGGCGGTCACGGTGGTAATACACCACAAGGCGGTGGTGGTGATGGAGGCTCTGGAGGTGGTGGAGCTGGACCACAAGCTGCTGGAGGACCAGGAGCTGCTACTCAACCAGGTCAACCTGGAGATTCAGGATCACCTTTTGGAACCGGACACGTAGGAGGAGCTGCTAACTCAGGACCCACTAATAGAGGTGGAGCTGGAGGTGGCGGAGCTGGAGGAGCTGGAGTTTCTGCAGGTCCCGGTGGTGGAAACTACGGTGGCGGAAACGGTGGTATTGGTGTAGACATCAGACCAGTATTTGGACCATCACAACCTTTTTATATTACACCTTCAAGTCAAGATGGATATTTTGGCGGAGGAGGTGGCGGTGGACCTGCTCCACCATACCCACCAAGCGCTAGAGGTGAAGGCGGTGTAGGTGGTGGATCACCTGGACCCGGAGGCGGAGCACCAGGAATGAGAAACTTTCCAGGAGCTGTTGCAGGATCAGGCGGCGGTGGAGGAACTAATAATCCTTCAGGAAAATCTGGAGGAGGCGGAAGAGTTGCTTTTATTGAGGCAGGTGCTGCATCAGGAGTTTGGTCAATGCAATCTCAATTCTCATTAAGATTAGCAGGAACTTGGCCTAATTAGTGAACTTTGAAAATAAGTATTGGTACTTTAATTCTGCATTACCAAATCATTTCTGTGATAAATTAATAAAGTATGCTTCTTCTAAAAATGAACAATTAGGTATTACAGGTGGGTTTGGTAAAGAAGGAGGAAGAGATGACTCTCCTTTAACAAACGATGAAATTAATAATTTAAAGAAAAGAAGAGATTCTAATATAGTTTGGTTAAGCGAACATTGGTTGTATAGATATATTCATTATTTTGTTCATCTAGCAAACAGAAATGCAGGTTGGAATTTTCAATGGGACTATTCTGAGGCCGCACAATTTACTAAGTATAAATTAAATCAATTCTATGATTGGCATTGTGACAGTTGGGATAAACCTTATCCTGAAGATGAAAAAGATTCTAATGTTAGGGGTAAAATAAGAAAACTATCTGTTACTTGTTCTTTATCAGATCCAAAAGATTACAAAGGGGGAGATTTTGAATTTAGATTTCAAGACAAAGAAAGTGGTAAACATCGAGACCATGCCTGCAAAGAGATAAGACCTAAAGGTTCAATAGTTGTTTTTCCATCTTATTTATATCATAGAGTGCAACCAGTTACAGAGGGAACTAGATACTCTTTAGTTCTTTGGAATTGTGGTCAACCTTATAAATGATTAATGTAAATTTTTTAACAGGATTACCCAGAGCAGGCAATACTTTACTATCCAGTGTTTTAAATCAAAACCCTAACGTAAAAGTTTCTGCGTATAGTGTTTTACCTTTATTAATAAACCATATTTTAGATGTTAAAAACAATAATAGATTTAAAAATTTTCCTGATTTTGAAGGCATTGACAATATAATTAAAAAACTTTTTGAAAATTATTACACACATTATAAGTGCAATAATATAATAGATAGAGGGGCGTGGGGCTATCATTTAGATGCATTAAAACATATGCCAGTTAATAATAAATTTATAGTGCTATATAGACCTATACTAGAAGTCCTGACTTCTTTTGTAAAAATTGATAAGCCTAAAGATGTAATGAAGTATTGTGACGAGCTATTATTAACAGAAACAATTTTATCTGATGCTTTACATTCTATTCAACAAGTAGTGGACAATAAAAAAGAATACATATTAATTACCTATAATGATTTAATTAATGACATGAGTTTATCTGTAAAAAAGATATGTGAATTTATAGACATACCTTATGTAGAACCAGACCTTAAAAATATTAGACAACTAACAATTAATAATGTAGAGTATAATGATACTGTTTTAAGAGCTAACTATCATACTATTAGAACAGAAGAAATTAAAAAGAATAAAAACAAAATAGAAGATTACTTGCCACAAGAAGTTATACAAAAGTATAAAAATTTTGATGTTAGATTTTAAAACAAATAAATACACTGTAATTAAAGGTGCTATATCCAAAGAACTAGCGAGTGTAGCTTATAAATATCTTTCATTAAAAAGAAGAGTGGCTAGAACTTTATTTGATGCAAATTTTATACCTCCGTTTGAAACAATGTTAGGAGTATGGAACGATCCACAAGTTCCTGAAACTTATTCACATTATGCAGATATATTAATGGAAACTTTATTAGAAAAAGTAAAACCTATTATGGAAGAAAAAACTGGTTTAAAATTATTACCCACTTATGCTTATGCCAGAATATATAAAAAAGGTGATGTTCTTCATAGACATAAAGATAGAATGTCTTGTGAGATATCTACAACAATGAATTTAGGTGGAGAGCCATGGCCGATATATTTAGAACCAGATGAAACAAAGGGTAAATACAACGATAAAGAATATGTCTCTGATAATACACCCGGTGTAAAAGTTGATCTAGAACCAGGAGATATGTTAGTTTACTCTGGATGTATATTAGAACATTGGAGAGAAAAATTTGAAGGTGAGGATTGTGGTCAAGTATTTTTTCATTATAATAATATAGCAACACAAGGTAATGAAAATAAATATGATAAACGACCACATTTAGGTCTACCAACAGAATTTAAAAATGGATAATTTTATACATCATTTTAATATTGATCAAAATATTTGTAATAAATTAATAGAGTATCATAAAGGTAATATTGAATATAAATTTGAAGGTGCTAATTCTAATAAGATAGTAGATAAAAATATTAAAGACTCTATGGATGTTGCTGTATATCCGAGTAGCAATCACCCTGATGTTGAGTCATATTTCTTAGAATTAAAAAAAGGATTAGATAGTTTTTTTAAGGTCAATAGTTTTCCAGAACCAAATAATATGCGTCTCTCACTTTTTACACAAGAAGGTTTTAATATACAACATTACCCCGCAGGAGGTGGATATAAAGATTGGCACTTTGAAAGAGCAGATACTAAAGGACATATAATTACAAGAACACTTGTATTTATGACTTATTTAAATGACATAGAAGATCAAGGAGAAACAGAGTTTCATTTTCAAAAAGTTAAAATTAAACCCAAAAAAGGATTATCTCTTATTTGGCCAGCAGATTTTACGTACACTCATAGAGGTATACCGTCTCCTACTCAAGAAAAGTATATTGCAACTGGGTGGTTTCATATGGTATAAGGTCCTGTCAAAATAGGATTAATATGCTACAAAAGATAGGATTTCAGCCAGGTATTAATAAACAACTTACAGAGACTGGAGCAGAAGGCCAGTGGGTAGACTGTGATAATGTTAGATTTCGTTATGGTATTCCTGAAAAAATAGGTGGTTGGAAACAATTAGGTGAGAATAATTTAACAGGTGCAGGAAGAGGTCTTCATCATTTTGTTAATAGTTTAGGTAGAAGGTACGCTATTATTGGAACTAATAGAATCTTGTATGCTTATTCAGGTGGTGTATTTTATGACATACATCCTATTAAAACTACAACAACACTAACAAACGCTTTTACCACAACTAATGGATCAGCCACAGTCACAATAACTTTTTCAACCGATCACGGTATAAGTGAACAAGATATAATTTTATTAGATAATTTTTCTTCAGCAACTAATTCTAATTTTGCAGCATCAGATTTTGATGACAAAAAATTTATGGTTACTACTGTTCCTAACAGTACTACTATTACAATAACAATGCCTTCAAACGAGAGTGGTTCTGGTGCCTCCACATCTGGAGGCGTGAGAGTACAACACTACTATCCAGTAGGACCTGCTGTACAGGCAAAAGGTTTTGGTTGGAGTTTAGGAACTTGGGGTGGACAAGAAGTAGGAGCTTTTTCAACTACTTTAAGTGGTGCAATAAACTCGTCTACCACATCAATAACTTTAGCAGATGCTTCTCAGTTTCCTAGTTCTGGAACCAACTTTTTACAAATAGGTTCGGAAGAAATATCTTATACAGGTATTTCTTCAAACGTATTATCTGGTGTTATTAGAGGAGTGAGAAACACCACGGCAGCATCACACAGTGATGGAGATACAGTAACCAGCACTAGTAACTTTGTTGCATGGGGTGAGGCCGCATCAGGAGACTTAGTTCTTGAACCAGGCATGTGGTCATTGGATAACTTTGGCGATAAAGCTATATGTTTAATACACGATGGACAAGTATTTGAATGGAATTCCTCTGCAACAGGAGCAACTAATAGTAGAGCAACAATTATAACGGGTGCACCAACTGCATCAAGACACATGTTAGTATCTACACCTGATAGACACTTAGTATTTTTTGGAACAGAAACAACCATAGGAACACCTACAACACAAGACGATATGTTTATTAGATTTTCTGACCAAGAAGATATAAACACTTATACACCAACAGCAACAAATACAGCTGGAACACAAAGACTGGCCGACGGATCACAGATCAGAGGAGCTATTAGAGGTAGAGATGCTATCTATGTTTGGACTGATACAGCATTATTTACACAACGTTTTGTTGGTCAACCTTTTACATTTGCGTTTGCACAAGTAGGCACAAACTGTGGACTCGCAGGTCAAAATGCTTGTGTTGAAGTTGATGGCGCTGCTTATTGGATGTCAGAAAATGGATTTTTTAGATACGCTGGTAAATTAGAATCACTACCTTGTTTGGTAGAAGATCATGTCTATGAAGATATAAATTTAGAGTCTGGTAATCAAATGGTATCTGCTGGATTAAATAATTTGTTTGGTGAAGTCATGTGGTTTTACCCAACCTCTTCATCTTCTGTTGTAAACAGAATGGTTGCATATAATTACTTTGACTCATCACCACAAAGACCTGTTTGGACCATAGGAACTTTAGCCAGAACTATGTGGGAAGATTCCGCTATTTTTGGAAAACCACATGCTTTAGAGTATGATGCATCAACGGATACATCCTTTGATGTTGTAGGAAACACAGAGGGTAGAACAACATACTATGAACATGAAACAGGAACAGATCAAGTAAAAGGTGGAACTGTAACAGCCATCACTGCAAATATATTATCTGGAGATTATGATATAAGTCAAAGAAGAGGTATTACAGGCCAGTCAACTGGTGTTGCAGATCTTCGAGGAGATGGTGAATTCATAATGAAGATAAGAAGATTTATACCAGATTTTATTTCCCAAACAGGGTCTACAAGAATAACTTTAAATTTAAGAGATTTTCCTAACGACACGGCTGCAAGTTCCGCACTTGGTCCTTTTGATATAACTTCAAGCACTAAAAAAATAGATACACGAGCAAGAGCAAGAGCTATTGCATTAAAAATAGAAAATACATCTTCTAATCAAGATTGGAGATTAGGGACATTTAGATTAGATATACAACCAGACGGACGTAGATAATGGCAAAAATAGTACAAGTATTAACAAGGCCTAGTGATGAATATGATTTAGGAACTGCAGAAGCACAAGTTAGAGATCTTGATGCAATTGTAGAAAAATTAAATACAACGTTTCAAGAAGAATTAAAGGATGAAGTTGAAGCATTTAACTTCTTTGTAAATTAATGGCTAATAGTTTTATAAATAAAAAAGCAGATTTAACTACAACAGATTTAACTACACTATACACAGTGCCTAGTTTTAAATCAGCCGTTGTTAAATCATTGTTAGTGTCTGAGGATGCTGGATCAGGGACCACAATAACAATAACCTTAGTCAACTCTAGTGGTGCTATATTTAATTTATTTAAAACTAAAGCTATTGCATCTAATGCAACCACAGAACTTTTAACTCAACCTCTTGTAATGGAAGAAAGTGAGGTGCTTAAAGTACAGGCTGCTGACGCGAATGAGCTGCACGTCATAGCTTCAATATTAGAAATACAGCCAAGAGAGGTAACAACATAATGGAAAATTTACCGACAATTACACCAGATAAAATTATAGAAAAAATAACAAATAAGAAGACCGGCGAAGAATATAAGAATGATCAAGAATGGAAATCTAAAGGTATATCACCAGATGACATACGTAAAGATGTGACTCTGATGATGCCGAGCCTTGATTTATTTGGTAAAACAAAATAAGATGGTACGATGGCAATAACTAGAGCACAACAAGCAAAACAGATGTTACAAGATGGAGGACGTTTAGGTTTTTTCACAGGAATGAGAGAACAAGAACAGAGAGAAAAAGCAGCTTCTAACAGAGAATCACAAATAGGTGGTCAATATGATAAGCCTAAACAAAGCACATTTTCTTCTGAGATAGAGGATCAAACAACCCCTGAAGATAAAAGAGAAATACAAAGAATATTATCAGGAACAAATCAAGACGCTGGTATGCCAGAACAACCTCCTGTACCATTAACAAAACTAAAAACACCACCAAAAGATGATAAAAAAGAAAGTTTTATTGATAAAATTAATAAAAAAGCAAGACAAAGAAATAGACGTTTTATTAATCAAAAGTTAGCAAAACTTAAAACAGGAATAATGAATAAGTATGGTCTTACTCAAGAACAAATAGAACAATTAACAGAAGAATATAATAGAGATTTAAATAAATTTGATTTATCAGATTTTAGAAAGATTGTAGATGCTGGTGCTCCACCAGGCATAAGATCTACCGACCCTAATTTTTTAGAAGCTGAAATGTTAGACTATTCTAAAAGAATGTCAAAAATAGATCCTAAAACAGGAGAAAGAACACCATTATCTACTGCAGAACTTTTTAGCATGACAGATCCAACTTCTAGAATAGACTTACCAAGCCCTCTTTTAAACGCTTTACAAGGACCAGAATCTTTTTCTAACTTATTATCAGGATTAAATAGATTAAATGTATTAGATACAATAAGTAAAACACCTGGTGGTGTAAAACAAAGTGACATAGATAATTATTTTAATTTAACAATGGGTAGAGGTGGGAAAGATCCAATAACTGATGAAGAGATTCCTTTTCTTTTTAATCCAAAAGACGATAACGACAGGTCGATGACAGTTACAGATCCATGTAAAGGACCTAACCCACCTGCATATTGTTTCATAGGAGATAAAGCTGATGAAACTATGGAAGCACAACGTAACTTAGGTGGCCTTGCTCCAAGATTTGCGGGCTCTATATTTGATTTTACAGGCATGGCTGATGGCGGAAGAATAGGT